CTTGAGCCACAGGCATTCATCTGGGAGATTGAAAACCGTGATGCATTTAAAACTGCAGGTACACTGTTCAACAAGCTAGGCAAGATGCGCCGTTTGCCAGTGCAGCACAACATCAAAGCTGCAACTGAAGAACGTGCATTACCTAATGGTAGTAAGTTCTACCTGCCTACGTTGGCTCTTGATCTGAACGAGACACTTGATGTGGCAGACGCAGAGCAAGAAACATTCGCCAACTTCCTAGCATGGGTGGAGAATTACAACGAGTACATCAAGGGTGCTTGGAATGACAATGCGTACAAGAATGATGATACAGACACAGATACTGTTGAGTCATTCGTGGACATTGACGCAGAGGATTTCGTGTAATGAACCACCCTGCTGAACTAAAGCTGCACCAGTTTATGACTGATGCTGCCAATGGCAAGACAACGTTCACTGATGAACAAGCCTTTGACATTGGGGTTGATGTTGCAAACGCAGTGCTTCGTCAGTTCGGTAGTGGTAAGTCACGGGAAGAGTTTACATTAAGGATGTCCAACATTGGGCGTCCTACCTGTCAACTGTGGTTTCAAAAGAACCATCCCGATAAGGCATTACCTAAGCCGACTACATTTGTAATGAACATGATGATAGGAGATATTGTTGAGGCTGTTTTTAAAGGTCTGCTTAAAGCTGCTAACGTGGAGTTTGAAGACACTGATAAAGTTAGCCTTACAGTGGGAGATAGTAATGATACTAGGGTTTCTGGCTCTTATGATCTTGTCATAGATGGTGCTGTTGATGACGTGAAGTCAGCATCACCTTGGTCCTACCAGAACAAGTTTGATTCCTTTGCTACCCTAGCTAAGGGTGACGGGTTCGGTTACGTAGGGCAGCTTGCAGGTTATGCCAAAGCATCTGGCAAACGTGTAGGTGGATGGTGGGTCGTGAACAAAGGCAATGGTGAGTTTAAATACGTACCTGCTGATGGTCTTGACCTAGATAAAGAACTTGATAAAATCAAGTCTACTGTAGAGACTGTAAACAACAATGAATTTAAACGTTGCTTCAGTCCAGTACCTGAAATGTTTCGTGGTAAACCCACAGGCAATAAGGTACTAAACGAGAACTGTCGTTTCTGTGATTTCAGATACGAGTGTTGGCCCAACATGGTTGAAGAACCATCACGGGTAAGTAAAGCAAAAGACCCCAAGACGGTGGCATACATAGAGGATTGATTATGTTAGGTGATGACGAAATAAAAGAACTTCAAGATGAAATCAAAATGCTTGAAGAACAACTGCGTGAACGTAAACGTGAACTCAGTGAGAAACGGTATGCAGGTTTACGTGCAGCAATGGAAGCACGTAAGGAAGCAGATCAGCTATTGAGTGAGGAACTCAAGGCATTGGGTGTACGCCGTGTGAACTGGCATCCGTTTATCTAATGAACGGTAAGCAGTTCAAGGCTGCACTAAAGCATGGGTATAGGAGTGGGTTAGAAATCAAAGTCAAAGATTACTTGAAGGAGAAGAAAGTCAAGTTCAAGTATGAAGCCATTAAGATTGAATGGGAAGACTTGATGTACCGCACCTATACCCCTGACTTTATATTGCAGAACGGTATCATCGTAGAGGTGAAAGGAAGGTTCACATCAGATGATAGACGTAAGCACGTAGCAATAAAGAAACAACACCCAGACCTAGACATACGGTTCGTGTTTGAAAACAGTAGACGTAAGCTAAGTAAGGGTGCCAAAAGTACATATGCTACATGGTGCGAGAGAAATAAATTCTTGTATGCAGATAGGGTTATTCCAGAAGAATGGTTGAAAGAGAAAGGTATTGACAATCATCCAGACTTAGTAGTATTTCCTTATGACAAAATAAAAAGGAGCTAAACATATGCTAAATTCACTAATTAACTTTAACCCTAATGATTTCGTTATCCGTATCTCACCAGAAGTAGATGACAGTGGAGATTGGACAGGTGACCTTACAGTCGGTATGCTAACAACCGACGACAACACAATGAAAGCAGAGGACTTTGCACATCTAAAGATGTTGACGGACATGTTGATAGCTGCTATACCTTTAATGGAGCAGGATCATGATGTAAGGCGTAAACTGTTCAAGCTAGTTGATCAGATTGATGCTGATGAAATGGCAGAAGACAAACCGTTAATAGAAGAACGTGACGGTAACGTAGTTAAAGTAAACTTTTAGAAAGGAGATACGAATGGTAGACAATGTAAACAGCCCACCACACTATAATCAAGCAGGTATTGAATGCATTGATGCCATTCGTGCCGCCACTGGTGATGGATACGAGTACTATCTACAAGGAAACATTCTTAAATACATGTGGAGATACCGATATAAGAATGGTGCAGAGGACTTGAAGAAGGCACAGTGGTATTTGACCAAGCTTATTGAGGAAGTAGATGATAGTTAAAGTATTCTTAACCTTGAACATAGATGAAGATGAATACCCAGTTCCTGTAGACGGAGAAGTTGATGAAGAGATTGACCAAAGTTTGCAGGAATTTATTTATGACATTGATGGAATGTCGATCAAAGCAATTAAAATAATAACGGAGTGAACATGAACAATTTTTTACCTACAGACTATCAATCATTCATTCACACATCACGGTATGCACGGTGGTTGGATGATGAACAACGGCGTGAGTCATGGCCTGAAACAGTGACTCGTTATATGGAAAATATTGTAGCACCCCTACTGGATGATGGTTCAGATTGGAGTGTATACGGTGAGATTGAAAATGCAATCCTTAACCTAGAGATTATGCCAAGCATGAGAGCTATGATGACTGCAGGTGCAGCAGCAGCACGTGATAACATTTGTATGTACAACTGTTCGTACATTCACGTAGATCATCCGTTTGCTTTTGACGAAGCAATGTTTGTGCTGTTGTGTGGTACAGGCGTAGGCTTCAGTGTTGAACGTCAGTTCGTATCTAAACTACCTGAAGTACCTCAACTGTACGACAGTGAAACAACCATCGTAGTGAAAGACAGTAAAGAGGGTTGGGCTAAGGCTTACCGTCAAGTGTTGTCACTGTTGTGGGCAGGAGAGATTCCTAAGTGGGATGTCAGCAAGGTACGCCCTGCAGGTTCACGACTAAAGACATTCGGTGGACGTGCCAGTGGTCCTGCACCACTAGTTGATCTATTTAACTTCACTGTACAGACATTCAAGAATGCACAAGGACGTAAGCTATCATCAATTGAATGCCATGACATCATGTGTTTCATTGGTCAGATCGTTGTGGTAGGTGGGGTACGCCGTTCAGCAATGATCAGTCTGTCAAACCTAAGTGATGATCGTATGCGTCATGCTAAGTCAGGACAGTGGTGGAACGAAGCAGCCTATCGTGCACTAGCAAACAACAGTGTGTCGTACACAGAGAAGCCAGATGCAGAGACATTCATGCGTGAATGGTTGGCACTGGTGGAGAGTAAGTCAGGTGAACGAGGAGTGTTTAACCGTGAAGCATCTAAGAACCAAGCTAAGAAGTATGGCAGACGTGATCCTAACCATGAGTTCGGGACGAACCCGTGCAGTGAAATCATATTGCGATCTGGGCAGGTGTGCAACCTTACAGAAATTGTTGTACGTGCCACGGATGATATTGAAAGTCTGGAACGAAAGGTCCGTCTGGCAACAATTCTGGGTACTATCCAATCCACCTACACTAAGTTCCCATATCTGCGAAAGATGTGGCGAGACAATACTGAGGAAGAACGATTGCTTGGTGTGTCTCTCACGGGGGTAATGGACAATCCGTTAATGACACTAAAGAATAAAGGACTAAATGCAACACTTTCTCACCTTCGCCAAGTGGCTGTTGATACTAATGCTGAGTGGGCTGATCGTCTTGGAATTAATCCTAGTACTGCAATTACTTGTAATAAACCATCGGGAACTGTTTCCCAACTCGTTGACTCAGCCAGTGGAATCCACGCACGACATAACGATTATTACATTAGAACCGTTAGAGGAGATAACAACGATCCCCTTACCACCATGATGAAAGATCAGGGCATTCCTGCTGAACCATGTGTATTCAATCCTGAAACCACTACAGTGTTCAGCTTCCCTGTGAAGTCACCACGGGCTGCGGTTACACGTAATGACATGTCAGCTATTGAACAGCTAGAGACATGGCTTGCCTATCAACGACACTGGTGTGAGCACAAACCATCGGTGACTTGCACAGTCCGTGACGAGGAATGGCTAGAAGTGGGTGCCTTTGTGTACAAACACTTTGATGAAATGTCAGGTGTGTCATTCTTGCCACACTCAGATCATACTTATCAGCAAGCACCTTATCAGGATTGCACTGCTGACGAGTATAAGGCATTACTAAAGGAGATGCCGAAGAAGATTGATTGGACTAAGCTATCCGCATACGAAAAAGAAGATAGCACAAAGTCAAGTCAGACATTTGCTTGCACTGGTGACGCATGCGAAATCGTGGACATCGGAGCATAGGCACTATACCTTCACCCTGTGTAAAGGTCTGTCGGATTGGTAACGATGGATACTGCACAGGGTGTCATCGCACTATTGACGAAATACGTGATTGGTGTATAATGTCAGAGTATGAACAACAGAAACTTTTATTTGAACTAATATGGAGAAAGGAGCATCGTAATGATTAAGCATCCCTTTAACAAAACTTGGTATGACCAGTTTGACAATGTGGCAAAGAAAACCCTTGCGAAGTATTTACTAGGCAAGGGGCATGAAGTTAACAATGTCAAAGAAGATTACAATGTAGATGTCGTATCAACCAAAGAGGACTACACCTACTTCAATGAGGCAGAAGTTAAACGTGCATGGAAAGGTGATTGGCCTACTGATTGGGCAGAGATACGTATCCCTGAACGTAAGAAACGTTTGGTTGAAATGTACAAAGAGAAGAACGGAGTACTTAACTTCTATGTATTTCGTAATGATCTAAAGCAAGTGTTTCGCATCAAAGATACATCACTGACAGAGGATCGTTTGAAGGAAGCAAAAGGACGTTACATCCGTGCAGGTGAAAAGTTCTTTCACGTACCATATCAAGAAGCAGAATTAATTAACTTAGCATAAGGAGAGTTTACATGGCACAACAACAACTAACTCGTAAGCAACGTGGTCTTGGCAAATATGATGCACCGTTAAAATTTCAACACGAGAAAGGCTACAAGGATTTTCGACAGGGGCGTGTCGTTAATCCATTCCCTGATG